ATGCCGCCGTTGGCTGTGATTTCGCCAGTAAAGGTAGCGCCAGAAAGCTCTGCCTTATCGGTATTTAGATTAGTAAAGTTAGCATCAACTTCGTTATTAGTAAGGGGCGAGCCTTTGCCTGCCCTTGTGGTAATCGTAGACATCGGTAGCCCCTCTAATTAAGATGCGGTTAAAGTAATAGTCCAAGTCACTGACATAGTGTCATCAGCCTGCTTGTTTACAACGGCAAAAACAGTACGGCAAAGCATAGTACCAGAAGTAGAAGCATTAAATATGCCTGCCTCTGTAACGGCTCCAGTTGCCTCACCAGCCTCAAACGACGACACGTAGGTAATCGTGTTGCTTGATGGAGTAGTGCTGTCTAACGCCTCTCTAGCGCCCAGAATCGATACCAGATCAGTCTGACCGGCAGCGGCAGCAGTTGTACCCGAACCTAATGCCATGTGCGACATAACGCCAGCAGAAGTGCCCGCCATACGTGAGCAAATAAACCCAAGGCCAGAGTTTACTACTAAGTTGTGGATTTCACGGCTGTCTTTTACATTGCCGTCTTTGTCTTTTAATACTATCGCAACATCGCCGCGTAGCTTTAAGTTTTCATTAATCATAAGTCACCTGTTAAAAAGTTCGGCTCGCGCCAACATAATCTTCTAAAAAATAGTCAAAGGCGCAATAACCCTGACTTCGTAAAGAACCTGCATCGTTAGACCCAATTGTATCACTAACGCTCGAAATGCTGGAGTAAGCGAAAGAATCAGCAACAATAGATAGCTCAGATCTTACCTTTGTAAACGTCATTTCTTGATCGTCGTCAGCAGTAGCTTCGCCATCCAAATCGTCTGTAACGCCAGTTACTTCTTCAATGAACTTATGAAAGTCCATATTCTGATTTTCGCCGACTAAAGAACTGTCCTGTAATCCCTTACCAATGGCGAAATTGTAAATCTCATCTGATGCTGCACTTGAGTCATTTTTAACTGACCCAAACCCTAAATAGGCAGAGTCATTAAATCCTGAAGAATCATTCAGCTGTTTGCCTAATCCAAAAGAACTTTCATCAGAGGCGCTCGAAGAATCAGTTAAAGACTTACCTACAGCCTTTGCTTGAGTGTCTGTTAAACCTAACACATCAAAGAAAAACCTAAAAATCAGGAAGTTACCAAGTTTAATCTCAGCAATAGCTTTCTTAAAGCCGATCTCAGCTACTGCTTTATTGAAAGCAATAATTGCGTTAATCATTAGAAATCAGCCCTGATGTAAAATTCCAATATCTCAAAAATAGTCTCAACAACTCCACTTGAATAAGTGATTTCAATTTCGCCTTCATAGTAACCTTCGTTAATATCCAATTGGTTACCAGAGAATGAGAATACAGCATTTCCCTCGGAAAAGTTGTCTCCAATATCAGCCGCAGCTAATGTAAAAAGAAGAACACTTGATCCTTTAGCCCTAAACTTTAAAGAACACGATCCTCCAGAAAAGTCTATAACTTCACCAGTAATGTCGCGAGTTAATGTGGCCTGTATTTGAGGAGCTTGATCTCCTTGTACTAAAGTATATGTTTGCATCGTATAAGCTCAATTTTATTTAATTAATTATATCACTGATTAAAGCCAAATATATTAATAGCCTAAAGCGCACCCCAAGCAGAATTGATAATTTCTTGTATTGCTTCAGAAAATCCAGATATATCGTCGCTTTCTACCAATACATGAACTTTTTCAATGCTAATAGGTAATTGATCATCATCAGGATCATCCAGGGTGTATCGTATTTTGACACTAATTTGTTTGGTTGCTCTTATCGTCATATCTACAAATTCGGAAGTTTTGCTAATAGCCATTATTATTTCCTAGCATTTATGTTATTAGTTGCATAGTACCTGATACATTATGCACTGTAATTGGAGTATTAGACCCTGATGTATTTTCATATTGTGTAGCAGTTAATCTAAAATTTTCGCCACTTAATGTTTTACCCAGAGTTTCATGTATTGTGTAATCTTTAGTCACAGTGTCTTGAGGCTGAACTTGAAAATACAATCTTTCATAGTTTTCTGAAGAAATCCAAACTCCCTGAGACTGCCACGCATCTTTATTAAAGTAGAAACTTGAACCTACAGTAATATCTGTAGATGAAGACGTAAATACATAAGTAAAGTTTCCAGAATAACCTGTTACAGTATTTTGATAATAATATCCCAAAACGGGCGTTATAGTAAAACCTACTGCACCAGTAGAGCTTCTTGAAATACTACCTATGGTCGCAAGATTATCTAAATGATTTCCGACAATTTTCAATCGTTTTATATTGCCAGTAAGACTTAAAACCTCTACAACTGAAGCGCCTATAGCTGTACCTGTTGTTATACCTGTACTTAATCTCTGCAATCTAAGATCACAACTAGCAACTATAGTTGAGGTTCCTGAAGTATATCCGTTTGTTGCTGACATTTTTATTGTCAAACTGACTGTTGCATTTTTCTCAACATCACCACTAGGAGCAGGAACAGTAAGTCTTACATCATTATTAGTAACTACTGATCCTGAACATACACCAATGCTAGACGGATAATTTATAGGGTAAGTTTCAGAAACGTCACCAGATAGTTTATCAACTGTAATGGTGTTGGCATTAATCTGATTTACAGTAATAACACCATTCATGTTTTGCAGTGTTGGCAAATTGTCTGCCACAAACGATCCTGTGACAGTTGCATTGGTTACATTTAAATTATCTGCCGTAATATCTCCAATTACGGCAAGAGTACTTCCATCAAAAGAAAGTTTATCTTTTAAGCTAAACTGTCCTGTATTATCTAAATAAAATCCAGTATTGCTGTTATTAAAAGTTCCTGTACCTTCATAGAGTTTTGTTCCAGATATTGTAATTCCAGCTATTGTTCCACCGGTTAAACCAAGGTTTATATCTGTATCCGAGTCTTGCAATGCAGTTGCTCCATCACTAGCACCTGCAACAATTGTACTGGCAGCAGTCCCACCAATTGTTACTGTGTCTGAGATAGAACCAGAAGTTGCAGATATAGTACCCCTGATAATTGCCTCTTCAAACTCAACTGCACCGCTTTTTAATATCTTCCAACCTGAAGTTCCAGCAACATAATTAGTTGACTGTAGACTGCTAGAAATCTTATCAATGTTTACTGCATCGTTATTGATTTGTGGCGTATCAACTGCACTGTCGGCAATTTGATCAGTGTCTACAGAGTCGGTATCAAGGTCAGCATTTTGCGCTTTTGTTGTAGTTGCGCTGCCAAGGTAAGTCCACGCGCTTGAGTTGCCTGTAGTGTCAACAGAACGAATCCAATAGTGCCTGGTTGTTACCACCGCATATCCTGTGTCTGTATATGTCTCACCATTGACATCAATCGCGGTTGAATCGGCTGGCTCAGTTGCTGTGGCGCTTTTCTTTATCTGAACGTGGCTAAAGTCGCTGTCAGTCGGATTTACCCATGTAATGACAATCCCTTTAAGCGTTGGCGATAGAGTAGCAGTGCCAGAAGCAATAACACCCGGAGGAGCGTTTTTTACACCAGGAGATACGTTTGTAGCAACAGAATTAGCAGTTACAGCACTTCGTCCACCAATGTAAGAAACAGTGCGTACAGAAACATCTCTAGGGGCAGTGCTACCCGGTAAATCAATCCTGAATGAGTTTCCTGGCGTGTTATAAGACAGAGTGCTACCACCACCCGTTGGCGTTACATCCAACTGATATCCAGAAACATATGCGTCGTTTATCGCATTCCAAGATACATCAATGTAGCCATCGATAGTTCCGTCTGAGCCAACCTGATATCCAGGGGTTACAGTAATGTCTGGAGAAATCAATGGCTCTAAAGGATCTGGTTCGCCAGCTTCTGGGTAATCGTTTTCTTCAGCCAGAGTCTGGTAATCATAGATGTCGCTGTATTCCATGAGCGTGACTTCAACAGTCGCGTCATAGTTCATCACCATTTCTTCAACTTGGAACAGCTTATTAACCCAAGATGCTGGAGCCGTGGGATAGTTTAACTGAACAACATCACCAATTGCCAAATCCAATGCGTCAGAATTTGCGGTTAGCGAAACCTTTTTACCGCTGCGTGACCGCAGAGTAATGATGCGAGCAAGATCAACAGCAGCGTAATAATCAGTGACTGTTTCAAGCTCTAGCTCTTCAGTTAGATATGACCCGCTATCCTCATCAAGAAACTCCTGATAAAGCTCTGCTTCAGTGTAGTAACCGCCGCTTCCATTAGGAAAGCTAGTTAATGTGGTCGATGACTGGCTAGGCCATGCAGCCTGATCTGGCTGCCAATCTGTATTCGGGTTAGGGAATTTAACAATAACCTGATTAAACTTCTCTGACTTAATCTCGCCAGCAATCGTAATCCCGTTAACAATATTGTCAGTGGTAAACGTAAAGGATTGAGCTATAGCTTGATCAATCTTTAAAGAATACTTGCCTTTGGTATAAGGCATGAATGCTCTACAGCCAAGCAGTAGCGTCTGGACATTCTTAAACAGCTCAACATTTGTGTCGATAACAGCGTTACACTTAAAAAGCCGTCTAGTTGTAGTCGCTCCTGAGTACGGTGTAATGACGAAGTTATCACAATCATTTGCAGCTTGAATAAAAGCAGGACCGTCTAAAGCTGTGTCTGGGAGACCTTTACCGTAACGCTCACTGGTTAAATAGTCTCTTATGCAAAGTGCAGGGTTATCGCTCCAAGTCCAAGTTGATGGATCAGTGGCGCTTTGAGCAACGTCGCGTGGGTCATATACTTTCTTACCTTTAACAACAGCAGTTACTTCAGGAATGCTAGAGAATACATCTGGGTCCCACTTTAGCTTAAGCGCAATGTAGGCAACACCGCTTAACTTGTGGTCATCAGTCCAGCCAGAAGGGCTGCTTTCAGCAAGTAATGTGCTTTTTGTTTGGTCGTCTGCACCATTCTTAAGCTCATAAGATATGAGGTTATCTTCTATTCCCGGCTCACCAGTAAATCGAGCGTCAGAAATAGGGATGTTGTCGATTAATATGTTTGATATTGAATTGACTTCACCTTCAGACACTACCAGCGCCATATAAAGGTATTCGTTCTTTAACCCTTGATCTGCTGATGTAGTTTTAACATACACTCGAACGCCACCAACTCTCCTTTCTCCGTAAACCACAGGGATAGGCTGTATGTTGGACTCAATGTTATCCATAACACCGGACATTTCACTAGCGAGCTTTTTAGCCTCTCTCTGGGCTTTTCTTGCCGCAACATAGGAAACCCCAGCAGATACTACAGTAGCGATTAACGCAGGAAGAAACCAACCCATTATTTACGACCCCATTTCAAGTCTTTAACTATTTTAGATGCAAACTCAAACCCTAAGTCATCAGGGAAGTACATTTGTTGTGAGTTACTGTTAGTCTTGCGGTTGTTAACTTTCTCAAAGTCTTTCCAGTGGCTTGATATCTCAAGCTCAATCTCACTAGAATTCTCTGTGTCAGCAATAGAGAAACCAACAATCCTACCGTCAAAGTATAAAAATGGATCTCCTAAAACAGTTCCAAGAGAAGTAATAACAGCTCTATAGATTAGCACTTGAGCATTCATGTAATCGCCAGTCAGGAATACATCAACAAAATCTTGTTGAACACCTGATAGTCGAATTGATGTGGAGTTTATGCGAAGCTCTGAGGTTTCAGAAACGTCTGATATATCAAGTAAGTGACCACTTGGGGTGAATGTACCCATACCAAGGGGAGTTATAGATGAGCCGTAATCGGTCATTCTGGTGACGGCGGCTAGGTTCATCTGGACTAACGTAGCCAGTCTAAACCCATCGCTAGATAAAGCCGACTTGGTGGCCGAGTTAATCCCTCTGGACATTATATTACCTCGATAACATCAATCTCAAATTCGTACAAGGATTCAATACCAATGCTAAATTCTTGCACATCATTGGCAAGTCTTACCGTCACGGTTTCATTTGATCCTGGAAGTGATGGGTCAGGAATAGCGACAGAAAATGTCTCAAGCATTCCGTTTTGTGACTCAACAAATTCGTACATAGGCTCAAACTCGGCCTTTGTCATAGGAGGGAAAGATAACGTAAATTCCCTCCTTGACACAGCAAGACTGCGAACCTGTATTCTACCATTTAAACTGTCGCTAGATAAGTTATATCTTTTGAGCCTGGTAGTAACATTTGTGAAGCCAGGAGTCGTTGGAAGTGTACCGCTCATACTGTTAATCTCCTGCCGCGCTCGTTAACAGCTCGGTTAACCATAGAAATAATCTGACCCCGTCTTGAGTTCAGCAGCGCGTCAAATCCTTTGGTGTCGTTTGCGTGGATAGAGAAATTAACATTGACAACATTATTTGAACCTTGCCCTTTGTGCAGGTCAGTTATCTTCTCATTCGGGTGAACCATAGCCAATCGACCACCCTTACCATCCATGCCGCCAGACCTAACGCCAGAGCCAGTCATACCGCCGCCTTCAAACGAGGCAATAGCTTGACCAGCGATTAATCCAGCACTGACATAACCAGATGCTCTAACAGCTTCAGCCATTGGTATACCAGCAGCACCAAATTGGCCTATAGTCTTCGTGTAAGCTAGGTTAGCATTAATTATAGCCTCGGCTACTGCTAGACCCTTAGCGACCAAGAACATGGCTTTCTGAGCGCCAGAGCCATCTTCCATTGCAGCAGCAATCTGATCTGCCATCGCTCCATAAACACCAACAGTAGTCAGAGCAAGCTCTTTCTTCTGCATCTCCATCTTCTTCTGATGTTCTGCGTCTTTTTCTCGCCGCTCTGTCTCTTTATCGAAGAATTCTTGCATCAGCTTATCTTTAGCTTGAAGATGTTCTGCAAGAGCCTCTTGCTCTTCGATCTGAGTTTGCGCCCTTAACTCTGCAAGCATTGCTTGATCAGCGCCCTCATCCTTTATCGCCAGATCAATAATTGCCCTTTGATCTTTATACTTTTGCGATATAGCAGCAGTTTCATCAAGATGGCTTTTCCTGATGTTTTCGACCTGCTGAAGTCGTCTTTCGGCATCTGACTTAGCTTTTTTATCATCTAACTCTTTTTGGCGGTTTTTCTGCGCTTCTAGCTTATTCCGCTCATCAGTCTCAGCCTGTAAGCCATCAATAATTTCTTGCGTAGCTTTTTTGTGAGCTTCTATTTTGTTATGAAGTT